CGTAGACACATTCCTATCAGTGCAAGACGCCAAAGATGCACTCTGGCAACTTGAATGTTACCTAGACGATGCACAAACTCCCGCACGTTACTACCAACTGCAAGACGCAATCTCTGACCTACGCACACAAATAGCTGAACATGAAGACAATGACTAAGGCGCAAGCTGTATCCGAGTTTCGTGAACTCTGGCGCGATTCAGTTAGTTACGATCCCGCACTGCGAGGTGATCACGTCGCTAAACGTGAAGCCTTTAACAACTTCGTGGATTTACTCAACAAACAGCGTCAGGTGACTGACTACCAAGCACACAACTGGAGCAACCCTTTCTAACACCGTGGCAAACAACTTCCCTTACGACGTGTACGGACTCGACTCTTACTCGCTGTCTTACCACGCTCTAGCGCAGTTCAAACAGATTCTCCTGAAGGAGACTATGCCTAACGAGATCGTAGACGCAATCGAGGATCAGATAATCCCCGCTCTTGAATACATCCTCACTCAAGACTACTGACCTTTACTCAACTCACACACATTCCAACATCATGAGACAGATCGAAAAGCAAATGCTCACCGCAATTCACAATCGTAAAGATTGGAAGTCTGCCAACACGCAAGTCACTGTAACTTACTTCGCCCACGCTGATCGATTGATCGACCGCACAACTGTATATCTACACGGCAGCCCGATTGCACAAATCAGCCCCGACACAGTTACAGTTTGCGACTGCGGCTACCAAACGACTACAACTAAGTCTAGGCTAAACGCTATCCTTCATGAGCTGTGCGGCGCTGGTATTTATCAGAAGAATCACAAGTGGTTCGGCACAGCAATCGAGGAGGCCGATTGGGAGATTGAACCTAACAGCAGCCACTGTTTCGTGCGGGGCTAAATCACTATCATCGCCCGCCTCAGCTTCGCTGGGGCGCCTTCATAGTGTACAATCAAATGCACACATTAACACCATGAAACTTGTAAGCTGTCGTCACATCGACATTGCCAACCTCAAAGGTGCAATCGTAACTAACACAAACGGCGCCCAGTTTTATGTTCTTGGATTCGAGGTTGACGTAGAATCCCACACGATCAACATCGTGATGCAACCAACCGACGGTAGCGGTCCCATAGGTTTACTGTGGGATCACATCAAAGACTGGACAATCGCACTGCAGCCAATACACTGGCTCAACGACATTCTCACCATCACTAAGTGAAATGACACAACAACATCCCATCATCCCACCGCCGGAGCTGGTTGAGCAGTGGATGCAAGTTCACACCACCAAGTACGCCCTAGCCCGTAAAGCTGCCCAATGGGGCGCAGACCAAGAGCTGGAGGCGTGCTGTGAGTGGATGGCGGAAGAAACGCCCTTCAGCTACATCAACGCACTCAGCGAAGCCCGCCGCCCCAAGCCGCCGAGCTTGAAGGAGCAGGCGCTTGTTGTGTTGGATGACATCCCCAGCATTGATGGAGCCCACTACAACACTATCCGTCGCGCCCTTGAACAACTCCCCGACGACAAATGAAACGCGCAGAACTAATCGACCTGTACGCTGACATCACCGTACGATCAATGGATTACAGCGAGCTGGAAATGTTTGTGTACAACGCAATCGCAGAACAACTTGAAAAGACGGACAAAGACGATCTGATCGACAGGTTCTACAAAGACATTTGCATGAGCGACCCAAACGATCTATGGGACATCGGGCGCACAGTTCTAACTAAAGAGGAAGTCGAAGCGTATTTGGCTTCGAAACAATGTAACTAACCGGATCCGCTTCGCGGGCCGCCGCACACACTAACATCAACAACATCAACTCACCATGAAACGTTTGCTGTTCTTGCTGCCTTTTGTCGCCCTTAATCCTCTCGAAGCTCGTACAGTTATAGCTACTGTTTATCACGAATGGTATCACAACAGAGTCACATACTGCGGTCAAACATACCAACATTGGGGCGTTAGTGCAGCGCACCCTTGGTTACCTTGCGGCACACGAGTTCGCGTAACTAACGGCAGTAGAACACTAACAGTTCCTATAACAGACAGGTGTGACTGTAACTCAATAGATTTGAGTGCAGGCGCTGCGTATCGCTTGGGTGTCCCCTTAGACGACATCCGCAAGGTACGAATCAGCTACTAATCAAACTCCCTTACAAGACACTCATAAACCACGCCTGCCGCAAAGCAACACATCAGCCAGGTGCTGAGATCAAATGGGAAACTGTACATGGATAAGTACAAATGCTTACCCTCTCAGTCTGTCTACCTTTCGTCTGTATGTCTCGTAGCCTAAGCAACACATCATGAACCCCGGACACATTCCCCTAAGCTCGAATCCTTGACACACTCCACTAAATCCTGTGGGGGTTAGCTGTCAGCCACGCTGCTACGGTAAAGGCTCCCTTCCACTCCGGCTTCGCCGGGCCGCCGCATTATTTACTATGAAGTTCTCGACTGACAACCAACCACCCAGAGACATCACTAGATGTCCCAAATGCGACAAACCCGCTTTCTACGTTCTTGAGACCCGCTCAAACAGAACGTACATAAGACGTAGAAAGCATTGTAAAGAGTGCATGTTTCGAGAAACCTTTTATGAGATATCACAAGACAGGTACCAGAAACTAGAAGCAGACTCTAAGGCACTCGCTAATCTTCTCACCCGACTACAAGAACTCGTAACAGGACGAGGTGAACAATTAGAGCAAGTTAAAGTGCCCAGAAAGATAACAATTCCATGTGAGCGATGTGACTACGCGACGGATGGGAAGTGTTCCTTTGACTACCCCGAAGCGTTTACATCAGAAGCACACGATTGCTCTATGTTTACAGAGTAACATAAGAACGCAAATCTGGTTAAGTGAGAGCTGTTTTACAGAAAGTTTTCATTACTAAGCGGTTCGATACGCTGTAACTACAGATTAAATAATGGTAAAGACGTTGAGCGGCGCTGTGATAAATTGATTCCGCTTTCCTTTATGCCATGCGTAAGCAGGAACCCTCAGTCAAAGAGTTCGACATCTTCAGTAGCCACAAAGGGGCTTGGGGTTATCTGTGTACTGTTGAAGCAGACAGTCGCGACGATGCAAAACTAATTGCGATGAAGGATCACGGCATCTTTCACCACAATCAGATCTCTGTTTACCCAAAGAAATAATCTGTGTTAAATCCTGTACAGAGTGGTGGCTGTGTGCTACCATTCTGTGCAAGGCGGCACCGGCCTTTAACGTGGCGCACCCTTTCCACTCTGTATCACCATGAACATCAAAACCTCTGATCTTGTCTGCCTCGGTGAACGTGCAGCTTCAACGTGGGATGAACGCGATCGTGCGCAGACTGCCTTGGATGTAGCCTTCGGCACTCCGTTCGAGGCTGCCAAAGACAATCTGCTTCGTGACATTACGATTGCAGAGTCTTCCGGTGTCGATCTTTCTATCTTCAGTGGCACCGACAGCCGCTTTAAGTTCCCTGATCTTCACACGAACATCGTTGTTCGTATCACCCGTAAACCCACGCCGCACACCAAGCTCGAAAAGCTCGCCGAAAAGGTGGCGAAGCTTGAGCAGGAACTTAAAGTCGCCAAGATGCAACTGAAGCACACTGCAGAGCAGCTCGTGGCACAGCATGAGTGCGACGAGGTTACTGACAAAATCACCCTGGCCTTTACCCGTCTCAAGTGATGCACAAGAACCTAGAGAACTTCGCCGTGTTTACCTTGGCGAGCATCATCACCGCCATTACCGCTTTCGGTGCATTTGGCATCAACCCCGGAGAAGCCCACCACTCTAAAGATTGCGAATCAACACAAAGTCTTGACGCTAAGTGCGCTAGACACTAATTTGTGTCAGAGCTTGCGCTCCCGTCCCTTGTGTAACGCAAGGGATTTCTTCTATCTCTCACATCACCGCTTCTGTAACTAAACGTGAACCACTACCTCCTGTCCTGCTCCATCTCTGCGGACGTTCGTCAATCAGTTCAAATTAAGTTTGACGATCTCAAACTTCCACAGCAGGTTATCGACACACTCGAAGCCAACAACACAGTCAGCATCCGCCCTCATCTCTCAAACGCACTTAAGGGCAAACTTGATGCACTTCGTTTGAAACAGCGCCAACTTTACGATGCTTTCTGCATTCATTATGGTGACGCTCATTTCGTAACTGCTTCCTACTTCCAAGAAGCAAACGAGATGATTAAAGAGATCAAGCGAGACGCTGATGAACACAACGATGAACTAAAAGGCTTGTGGGAAAGCGAGTACACACGGTGGCAAGAGACAGCTAACGGTATCCTCCGCCCACTGTTTTCGGAAGACACAGAGTACTCGATTGCATTCGATGCCTACATGCGTTTCTTTCCCACGCGGGAGGAATACCGCAAGCCGATTCGTGTCTCTGTGCTGGGTCCACTTCCTGTGTCTCTGCAGAAAGTCGACGCTCCTATTGACGGAGACATTGATTCTGTACTCGCCTACGAGAACGCAATCAATACTCAGCAAGTTCTTGAAGCCGCCAAAGCGTCTGCTTCAGACAAAGCCCTGACTCTCGGCGCTCAACTGTTGGACGATCTTGATGTTCGCAGCGTCACTAAGATCGGCCGTCAACAGACAGGATCAGATAAGAAGAGGGGAAGCTGGCAGATCACTGCAGAGAAACTAAAGCTCATCAGCGATAGTGTTCCGGCTTTTGGTGATCTCGCGTTACTTGCAGATCGTTTACTGCAGTCCGGGAGTAACTTGCAGTCCCCTGATCGCGGTGTACGCACTAAAGCAGTAGAAGACTTCTACGCTGTGCAAGAAGAGATTCGGACAGAACTCTCCAGCATCTGTAACGGACACGGTAACTCTCAGGGCCTAGAGAAACTTCAACAATCTTTGGCGTTGAGTTCACAGTACAAATTGCTGTGCGAAAAGATTAAGAACGTAGAGAACGCTAACTCTCTGAACTTGTTGGTTAAGGACGCCAACATGGAAATCGATATCTACGAGCAGCGGTCCAAACAGCTGAAGAAGCTTATCGCTCAACGGCGTGAGTTGATCCAGGCTGCTGGCGAGAACCTCGATGAACTTATCGACGACATCAATACCCAATCTGAACAACAGATGGAGGCTGACTTCTAATGGACAGGCGAGTTTATGTATTTAAAACACACGACGGTTATCTATCTGACATAGAACACTACACACACGACGTTACACGCGCTGTGTCATTCGTCGATATTGATGCGGCAGTAAAACGACTAGCGGCAGTCAGTGGAATGATCGCTAGTCAAGTCTCGATCGAAGAAGTCTCAATTCCCTTCCCACTTCCCTACCCCAGACAATTCTCATGAACGACCAACTCTTCGGCAAACTTCAAAACTTTCGTGGTGCTCTGAATGCTGCCACGCTCGAACGTGAGCATGTGATCGATGGTCTGCTCGCTTCCGTTATCTCTAAGCAAAACGCTTTCCTGCTCGGACCTCCGGGAACAGGTAAGAGTGATCTCGTTCGTGGCGTCTGTAAAGGTATCGCGGGCGCAAACTATTTCGGTTACCTGCTTACTCCTACAACAGATCCCAGTGAACTGTTCGGTCCTGTTGCGGTAACCAAGCTACTGAAAGATGAGTACACACGGGACGTTTCGGGTTACTTGCCCTCAGCGCACATTGGATTCCTCGATGAGTTGTTTCGTAGCTCCTCTGCTATCCTCAACTCTCTCCTATCGCTACTTAACGAACGTACATTCAACAACGGCAACCAAGTCATAGAGACCCCGCTGCAATCGATCATCGCTGCGACTAATAGCTGGCCTCAGGAAGAATCTCTGCAAGCTTTCGCAGATCGATTCTTGTTTCGTCCGACTGTCGAGATGCTGAAGAAACCGGTGTCTAAACGGACGCTGGATGAGTGGGCTTTGGGCATAGAGGATCGCCCACAGGTTGGCGAGTTTCTGACACTTTCGGAATTGAAAGAGATTCAGGAAGCTGCACGTAACGTAAAAGTCTCAGAAGACTTCCTGGATAAGTTTAACTCTGTGTGGCAGATGCTGTCACAAAGGAGTATCACAATCTCTGATCGTCGCCGAGTGCAGATCCTTAAGTTCCTGAGAGCATGGGCCTTAGTCCAAGGCGATGAGGAGCTTTACCCAGAGCACATGCACAACAGCCTTGTACACATTGTGTACAACGACTTAGAAGATCAAAGCACTATCATCGAAATCCTTGAGCAGGAAGTTCCCACGGCGGAGCGGTTGTTCGCAGACGCAAAGCGAGCTGCCAGCGGAATTATGACCGAGTTCTCTTCGCTGCGTACTCGCCAACAACAGAACAACATCGGTTCTCTCAACGACCTTGTTATTCACCTGCGGAAATATCACAAGGATATGAACACGGTCAGGGACAAAGTAGACGAGCTTTTGGATGGCTCTAGGATTCGGATGAGCGTTGCTGTTAGGTCGAAAGCCGTAAAGCTCTCTCAAAACCTGCAAAACAACTGCGACACGATTGCTCAAGCTCTCAACGAAATTACTCACTAATCATGAATCTCCAGAAGAACTCCGAGTTTGTTCGTCTTGTACATAACGAACCACTGACGCTCATTTGCTCAGCACTAGCAGACTTCCTTTGGGAAGACTTCATCCGCGACACGAAGCCTAACGTTACGTATCTCGTTGATACGTACAACATCAAACAACTCTCAAGGTTTGGTAAGGAAGTTTTTGAACGTCTGTACAGCGCTGACGAAGTTAAGTGGCTGATCAGCGACGAAGACTTCGAAGAGTACTTTCGTGCAGTCTGCGACGGCGACACAACGACTACACCTAAGGGATACAAACCAGAGAATGCTCTCTGGTATTCAATCATGGGCGATTTGTCCCAAGCCGCTGCATGGCCCACGCTGCTTCAACGTTGCGTGGGCGAGCAGTTCAATTCAGGTAACAACTCTGTACGGATCCTCAACGAGATTTCCAAAGTCATTGAGGACGCAATCGAGCAAAATACGCTCGATGTACAGCTGCTGATCGGGTCTGGCGATCAGTTACAACAACTCCGCGACCAGTACAACAAAGCTGTACAAGACGGAGACAAGGCTGAAGCAAACGCAGCGAGAGCGCAAGGTAAAGAACTAGGACAGAAGATTCACAACGCTCTGCAAAATCTTAAATCTCAGGTTCAAGCTGAGGCAAACACAATCGTCGACAAAGTTCTAAACGAGAGCGACGAACAGAATGAGGAGATGAATAGCCTGTTCAGCTCAATGCCAGGTAACGGCAAAATGCTTAATGATTTACAGGAGAAACGTAATCTTGCAGCTCGTTTGAGCAGAAACAAGACACTCAAACAGATCGCTAAAAAGCTTGGTGCGCTGCGTCGGGTGTGGACTGAACGCAAACGTGCCAAGCCAGCCAAATCGAACTATGAAGCGGTGACCGGCGCTAAGTTCAGCGACAGCGTGATCAACGCATTCCCCACAGAGCTCGCTTTGGCGGGCTCGAAGGAGGGGCAAGCACTGTTTGCTCTGAAATACTCCCAGAAAACGATTCTCACAAAAGACTACACCGCGTCCAGAACAGACTTAGGTCGCGGCCCTGTAGTCATGTACGTCGACGTATCCGGGTCGATGCACGGAGAATTAGAGCTGTGGAGCAAGGCGATAGCCCTAGTTATCTCAGAGCAGGCATTGCTAGATAAACGTGCCGTCCGAATTCACTTGTTTGATACCGTCGTGGGAAACAGTGTGGAGATAAAAAGCGGAACACAAAACACGAAGGAACTTATCGATTTCGTGGCGGGGTGGACACTAGGAGGTGGAACGAGCTTCAACTCCGTGCTCTCCCACGTGGTCGGTCAAAAAGAGAACTTGAAAAATTCCGACATTCTTGTTCTGACCGATGGTAACTCTGAAGCCAGCCCCGCCTGGATTTCAAGGGTCGAGAGCTTAAAGAACGAAACCGGCGCACAGATTACGACCATTTGTCTGGATATGTCCGTTCCTGACGTGTGTAAGCAATTCAGCGATGAGACTTACTCTGTAGACACTTCGAATAACATCGACTCGATTGATGTCATTCAAAAGTGTATCCGCTAACCTAAGTGTGTGCTATGAGCGACGTACTCAGGGAATTGATCGACGAATATAAAGGTCGATCCCACAAAAACGAACGGACGCAGCCGAAACCTGAAAACCCTGGCGAGTTCTTTTACGACACTTCGTCAGGGAAGCTGTACGTAGCGGGTCGGACGGGTCAAGGCGAATTAGCCTGGTTTGCCATCTGACGTAAACACCATGTATTTAGATAACATTCAGAAATCTTTAGAGGAGATCAAAAACGCATACAAAACTCCTTCAGGCGGTATGCAAGACCTGCTTAACTGGGTTCAAGATCTACTAGATAAAGAGTTATTGGATAAGACCCCGACAGAGTTCTCTAGATTCGACTACCAAGGCAACTCAGTTGCGTATGCTTGCCCTTCAGGCGAATCAGGTTACGGTTATTTCTGGATATCAAACACAAAGTCAAACATGGAGTATTTTTATTTTATATCAGACGTACTCAGCGAACAGTATGGAATGGACATAACAGACGAAAATGTAAAACTTACAATCTTGGATCTTAAAGACTTGACAATCAACCTTGTCACGGAATTCTTCCAATTCAAGCTTTATTCAGAGCTCTCTTGCGAAGGCGCCGACCCCTGAGCAAGGATCCGAGTAATGGGCTAGTATGCTCCTTGTCATGACCTCTCACCTTTCTTGTACATGACTTTTCAATTTCTTCTCAACGGCACCCCTCTCGAACAGGGGGAGGCTGCCACGCTGATCAAAACCGTTAGGAACAGCCGCTCCACCCCAACCATTGAGCTGAGCGAAGTCTTCGATATCTCGAAGCTCGATAGCAAAGCCCTGTTCGAGATAGCGGTCACTATGGGATCGCAGGAGCTGGCATCGCTGGCTTGGAAGATCTCCGTCGGCAAACCGGCTAAGAAGATGAAGGCCGGTCGCCCGGCTACTCAGAAAACAGTCTGGGAAGGTCCAGAGGCTCTGATCGAGGAGCTCCACAAGTCTCAGTCTTACTGGGCTGTGGGAGCAGCGATGATTCTGGACTACTTTTCTGAGTTCAACGACTGGAACACTCTTCGGAAGATTGCCATCTTCTACGTAAACGATATCGACGCATCAAACAATAAAGTCCCGCACGATTCAATACTGTATAAAGGATTTACGTGGTCCGAAGAGCTGGGCAACTTCGATCCAGTAGTCTTACGGGCAGGGGTCGACCGCAAAGATACGTTCCACGTCAGTCCGATGTACTTGTCCCTCCGTGAAGGGATGAACTGGTGTATGAAGAACGGACTCGTAGAGCAGAAGTCGCAGATGTCGTACGGATCGTTAGACGGGGCGAGCGGCAACACGATGCAGCGCGTGTACTACAACCTCCGACTGACGAAGCGGGGACAAGACGTCAGTCTCCTCTGGGCAGACTCGAACGAGTACATCCTTAACTTCTTTGCGTCGCGCCGTCAGGGTTCCTAAGTCAGCCTTTAGTAACCAGAGTAGACTGCAAGCCTCGCTTCGGCGGGGCTTTTCATTTCTCTATCATCATTCTCCTCATGCAAGTCCGTTACATCCAAACAGCCGAACAGTTCAAGGAAGTTCTGCCCGAGTTAAAGCAGATTCCAAAAATGTGCTTGGACTGCGAAACAACGGGTTTGCAAGCGACGATCGCGAAACTCCGCTTACTGCAGCTCTGTGACGCCACGCCGGAGATCGAGGATCGTATCGTTTATGTCCTAGATCTATTTAAGTTCAAACCAAACGAGGAACTTAAGGAACTTATAGAGTCTCGCGCCATGTTGCTGGCGCACAACATGAACTTCGACTTCCAGTTTCTGCTATCGATCGGGATTGATTTTAAGAACAAGATCTTCGACACGTACGTCGCAGAGCGCGTCCTTCGCTCTGGCTTTAAAGAGAAACGGGTCAGTCCAAAATCTCAGACTACATACTTCACAGACGTCAGCTGCAGCTTGAAAGCTGTGGCGGAACGTAGGCTCGAAATTGAAATCAGTAAGGAGCAGCAGAAGTCTGACTGGGGCGCCGAAGAACTCGACATCGAACAAATCGAGTACGCCGCAGGAGACGTCGATATCCTTCCACGCATCGCGGCATCGCAGTTAGCAGAACTAAAGGAGGAGAACCTTTTACCCGTCTATGGGCTCGAATCCAAGTGCGTCCGCCCTGTGGCAATGATGAGCTACAAAGGATTCTGTGTCGATTTGACTAAGTTAAACAAGCTCAAAGCATCTATTGAAGAAGAGCTGGAACATAAGACCGAACAGTTCGTTAAGTCACTGGACGATAGACTTCCGACAGATCTGAAACTTCCTCGGGGAATTGATGGAAAGGTCGCAGTCGGTAAGAGACCGAAAAAAGATTTTAATCCTGGATCCACGACGCAGGTTATCTCTGCCTTTACTGCTTGCGGTATCGAGTTGCCTAGAGACGCCAAGACGGAGAAGAAAACCCTCAACCAAATCGCTCTCGCAGAGTTCGATAGCGACGACCCCACGCTGAACCTCTACAGGCAGCGGGTAAAAGTGGAGACAAAACTAGAACACATCACCAAGCTGCTAGAAAATGTAAATCCCGTAACGCTCCGTATTCACTCTGGTTACAACCAAACAGGCGCAAACTCAGGGCGCTTTACAAGCAACGGTGCTCCGAAGACAGCTAAAAGGGAAAAGAAAACAGTTTTTGCAGTCAACATCCAGCAAGTTCCAAGAGGTAAAGAATTCAGGGAGTGCTTCATCGCGGAGCCGGGATTCAAGCTGGTGATCTGCGACTGGGCTCAGATCGAGCTGCGACTCGGTGCGGAACTGATCAACATCCCTCAGATGCGGCAGGCATTTAAAGACGACATTGATTTACACACAATGACTGCTAGTCTTATCTATAAGAAGGACTTACACGAAGTGTCTAAAGATGAACGACAAGATGGAAAGACTCTGAACTTCGCGTTGCTTTACGGAATGGGCTATAGAAAATACAAGACATATGCAGCACAGAGTGGGAAGATGCTTTCTCTGTCAGAAGCGAAAGTCGCACACGCTGCTTTCCACGCTGCGTACCCACGCCTGCGCATGTGGCACCGGGAGCGGGCGGCTCTGGTAGAAGATGGCTGGGCTTATGTACGTACAGCGTGCGGACGGCGCAGGCTTCTGAGTTACGATGACGCAACAATGATGTGCTCAGCCAACACCCTGATCCAGGGCAGCGGCGCAGACATCCTGAAGATCGCCATCGCAGATCTGAACGAACACTTAGATGAAAATGTGCGAATGGTCGCGTGCGTGCACGACGAAATCGTGCTGGAAGTAAAAGAGGATCTTGCTAATGAATACAAAGAGGTGCTGGAAACCGCCATGATCCAGGCAGCTCAAAAAGTGTTAACATCTGTCCCAGCATCAGCAGATGCGAATGTTGGTGATTCATGGGCCGCTAAATGAGTGAACTAGTTAAAATCGAAAAAACAGCAGAAAAAGAGGTCTTTGCTATTAAGTTAGGAAAGACCTACGTGGCGGTTGTTAATGCAGATGATGGACTTTATTTCCTCCCGTCCCTATACGAGTCACCCCTTGTAGCGTGCAACGCAGCCAGAGCAGAGAAACGAAAAAACAGCATCACGCTGAACGTTAAGAAAAAAGTAAATAGTGCGCAATCTAAGAAAAGCACTAAGATAGCGAAGGTAAATTCCCTCTACACCGAGGAGGAGATGTCCTCGCGCCCGTATTTAAAGTTCCGAGAGGTCTGGGTGATCCTGAACCCACGCGGGGAGTTTGTCGAAAACGCCATCCAGGGCGAGACCCTGGTCATGTACAACGGTAAGAAAGAGAAAGCAGAGGTTTTTAAAAGCTACGAAGAAGCTTTGTGCACAATGAAGACTTTAGATATGGTTGTTCGCAAGGGGCATTACCTTCGAAGATTTTTCGAAGAAATGAAATAAAAGCACACCGACTAAACAGTGAGTACGTGATTTAGTGATCGAAAACTTGCTACGATCGTAGGAGATAGATTTAGTCGCGTGGCTGTTCGGCGTCGTCCTTCATACGGTTTCTCTTTAGCTGGCACGTCTTTCGGTGTTAGCCCCGAGGCAGGTGTTTCGAAAAGTACGTTGGCAAAACTATTCCCCGAGCTAGATCTGGGGACGATGACCTCCAGCACACAACCAGAAGAGGTAGAAAAACCAGTCGAAGGTGCCCCTACCGCCACGGGCACTGGTGTAACTGCAGTCAGCCCAGATGAAACCATCCCCGGATCCGAATTTCAGAAATATAACCTTGAAGGTAAATTAACTTACGGCGCACCGTTTAACATCCAGTTTGGTCCTACTGGACCTCAAGGACGAGGCAGCCGTCTCGGCTATTCCGGTAGTGCGCCGACTCAAACTCCGACTGGGATGACGGCCCCAACACAAGTCGGGTCTTCCTCTCAATCCTCGATTGCCCTTCCGAAATATGAAATGCCAGAGTTTGACTATTCACCTTTCGAAAGTCTGCTTGAACAGGGTCGCGGTATCCTGAGCAGCATCCAAGAGGCAGCTAGGGGTATGACATCTTCTCAGCAGATGGAACCCGGTGCCGCCGAACCAACCAGCACTGAGGCTCCGGTTGCGCCCACAGCTGCTCCCTCGACAGCCCCAACAGTTCCGGTCCGCCTTCAAGTTAAACAAGCTGCTGAAGCTGCCGGAGGCGCGACTAATCTTGGTAAAACTGGCGTTCAAGGTCTGTTGTCTCAGGGCGTCGACCCAACCCAAATCGAGAAACAAGCTCGTGCTGCTGGTGTGTCACTTGGCAGTAAAGCACAGAGCGCTGTCGACCGTGCACAAGTTCAAGCGATTGCGCAGGCTCCCACAGGGCTCAAGACTCAGGTTCAGCAAGTTGCGCAGGCCACGGATGCCGGGAGAATCACGCAAGCTGGCGCTCAGGCTCTGATTTCTAGTGGTGCAAGTGCTGCGAGGATCGAACGAATCGCGGAAAAACAGGGAATCGACATCGGTAAGCAAGCTCAGCAATTAATCAATAAGGCGCAAGACAGAAAAGGTAAGAAGTGAATCAATACTCAATTAAACTTGAACGTAACGACAAAAAGTTAGTCCTCGCCGTCCAGTCCAACGACACAGCTCACGTCCAAGCTCAGGCTGTAGACATTTGTAGAGCTGTAGATGCTACACAATATTCTATAAGCTACGAACAAATTGAAGAGTCTGCTTTAGCTAAACTATTCCGCGACTTAGCTTTCAACAACTTTGAGTACACGAAGTGTTCTGAGTGGGAAGGATCGTTCTCAAATAAGCAACCATGCTTCTACGTATTAGGAAAACGAGTATACGTCCGTTATTCGGTTCTCTTATATCTGGACATCCCTAAAGACAACTGTTATCCAAAGCCACGCTGCGGGAACCCAAACTGCATCAACCCGTTGCACTTTGATTACAAAACGGCAAAGCACTCCAAGCTATCTCCAGGAGATATCGAGATCCTCAAAGCACAACGACGGGAAGGTGCAAGCGTAATCCAGATCGCCAAAATTTTAAATGTACACAGAGCAACAATCTACAGGCATTTACAGGAAGTAGCCTGATTTGATCGCCAAACCGGCTCGGCGCTGGTACCATAGTGCGGTTCGACTGCGATCGGACACCCAAACCAAACCGGAACAATGAACGTTTTTATCCTCGGCCTTCGGGTCACAGCGAGCGCCGCTGAAGACGAAGGAACTGTAAATGTGCTGGCAGAGTCGCTGCCCTCTAACGAAAAACGTGTTGCAACGAAAGTTCAACTCCTACAGAAAGCTGACCACTACGTCGGTAACCTCCTGAAAAAATTTGAAGAAGGTCAAACCGTCCTGGCGATTGGTCCCACGCGGCCTACTCCTGACGGTGTGCTGCAGATGCAGCCCATGCTCGTGGTGACCGAGGATAACTTCCAAGATCTCCTGGCAATCAACCTCTTCATCGCGACCGGTGGCTTGGGTCCCAAAGCTGAGGAGATGGAAATTGGCGACAACACCGTCACCAACAGATCTCTCGCATGGCAGACCGAAGACCAAGAAACTGCATGGATGAAGCTTTCCGCATGGGGTGGGCTTTCCGCACAACTCGCTGAGCTGGCTCCCGGAACCCCGACGATTGGCGTTGGTAAAGTCTCGACCTCCGAAAAGGACGACAAGTCTTACCTCAACTACAATCTGGATAAGGTTCTTTACCTACCTAAGGCTTCACGTAAAGCGCCTGTCAAAGCAGCCGACCCTGAAAAAGGCAAGGTTGCTGCTGCTGCTCTCGGTTCAATCGACTTTTCCCTCTGATTTCTGCTGATCATGTTTATCGCTGGTGACTTTTCGGAATCCGAAATTCTCTGCAACATTCCGCCTCACACTCTACGCATTGATCTTCAAGCTCGTCGTTGGAAATCTGACGTTGATCCCGACAACGCAATCGTAGATCGCAACGACAACGGTATCCCGATTGAATTCATTCTCATCGGATTCACCCCGTACTTTGGAAACCTGGGTATGCGCAATCAGGAGGAATTCCTTCGTATCGCGTACATCGGTGTATCCCCTCACCACAGGTTGCTGCCTCCTCGGTGCGTCACGACTTCGATGATCTCTGGCAAATCCAGCCAAAAGAACTTCATCGCTTATTTCCAAACCCTGTATAACAACCGCATTAACTGTGCGTCTGTTATCACTTCAACCAAGTTCGTGACCCGCTCATTTAACGAGCGTGATCCGATGACCGGTGCCGACGGGGCGAAGATCAACTTCAACTGCCTGGACTTCAGCGATCGTCCTGCTCAGAACGACGATGAGGAAAAGCTCCTCAAAGACGTGTCCGAGTGGCTGGCCAAGGACGGAACAGGCATGGCGGCGAACGCACTGAAGAGCAGCATCCCCGGCGCTGATCTGATCGAGCTTCCTCTGGGCAGCGATCACGCTGCACTTAAAGCTGATTTCGCATCCACGCGGGGTCAAGCTCCCGAGCGTACGTTTGCTGCACCCGAACCCGAAGCCAAGGCTCTGAAGTCTGCCGAACCACCTTCTCCTAAAGCGAAGAAGGTAGAACTAACCGAAGAGCAAGCAAAAGCACTCGGGATTGATTTCTGAGCTAACGTAAAAACGAAGCCAAGGCAGCGGTCTTTTTCGAAAGGCCGCTTTTATTATGTACCTCAACTGCATCTCAACAAAAATAAAGCAAGATGGTGAGTGGGTAAGCCTCTTTGTAGAGGATGTAGGTTTTGCCTACAACGTGGGTCTGGCGATCCACAAGTCGAAACGTGCGGCAAACGATTGGTATCGAAACCGCAAGAACAAAAGAGCTCGCTCAGTCCTCACTAAGCAGGGACTCCGCTCACTGGCTGCCTTACGTACAGCGCTGGAGATACTAAAGATTCACTTAGAAGTTACGAACGCCAAACCTCTCATGATTATGCCTCGTACGGAGCGGACCGCTGCCTTAGCTAAATATCTCAAGCGGCTGGGGTTTCAGGAGTATCCACAGGGTGAGCAACCTCTCTACTTGCTAACAACTCATCAAAAGCAGGAAGAGTGACTTGATTGCGAGCGCACCATGAGGCGAGGCAGGAAAACAAACGTTTGTTGATGAGTGATTGTTTATGGACCATTTCAAAAATTTGAAGTAATCCGTCTCTATCTAACTTCTTCGCGTCCATCATCACTCGATTATGTAAAAACTCCTGTTCTTGACTCATCCAGTCGAGTTGCATACCGAGACAGCAGCTTTCTCAACGTTAATCACAGAAGCGGTCAAAGACCAACCCATTTGCTAAGCTCCACACATTCTTCCGTTTTACGCATGGCATCGTTTTACACAATCCCTGAAGGCGTGACGCATCAACTGATCAAGCACAGCTACATCCAAGGCTCAGTTCTAGTCCCATATGATCCAAACGATACGCTCAGCGATCAACTGCGAGCTCACAATCTTACAGTTACAACTAACAAAAACAGCGATAACTTAGTGAACCCGATTTGGTGGACAACCATGCGGGACAAACAATACGACTGGGTTATCGCAAATACAACCGGACTTAATGAATACAGTGAGTACATACTTGACTACGGGATTCAGATCGCACGGGAAGGAATTGCCGTCTTAGATCGTTTGTCGTTTATAGAACCTGTGGCTAAGCGCCGAAGCTTCTTGCTCTCGAACAAGATGTCGAACATGATCGTCCTGTCGCCACGGCCGCGTTTCAGTTCTGTCAGCGCGTCTCGCGATTCCGTCACGAGCTGCTGGTTCGTTTTTCAGCGACCGGACAAGTGGATGGATGGCACTCACGTGTCATACGCTGTAAATTGGGACGCAGCTCAAACGCTCCCTCCCCTCGATGACATCGCAATCAAGTAAACTTGAAAAGTTCCAGCGTGCTGTGTGCGATAGGTTAGACAAGACGAATGAAAAACTCGATCGGGTTATTGCCTTACTGGTATCAGCACAGCTCCTTGAAGAGTGCATCTCCCCTGAAGGAGAGATCCGAGATGCCCAGCAGTGCGCGGAGATTGTTGTTGAAAGTTTTTCAGCAGGTCTTTGTCTCACCGAAGAGTTGACAAGCCGCACTAAAGATATCGAATACCAGAAGTCCGAGTTTTTTGTAGACGAGGACGAAGATGAGGCAGAGGAAGATGATGATAGTGATGACGACGATGGTCCCGAGGAGCCTCGACTTTTCTCGATGGCATTCTGATTTAATCGACTAAGATGTGTCCAAGTTGACACATCCAACGTGTCCCAAACACGACTTACTCTCAACGGATTACGTCATTACAGATGTGATGGTGTTAATGTTCCGCTTCCGTCCGTAACAAGCGTCCTTTCTGCCACGCAGACCGAGGAAACACGTAAGAAGCTAGCGCATTGGAATCTGGCTAACCCCGGCGCTGCCGATATGGCAGCAGAAAGGGGGACGTGGATCCACAACAGCGTTGAGAATCACATCAGGGGGCTGATGGTAAGCCCCCCGCCTCAATACGCTCCATATTGGAAGGATGTACCAGAAAAAGTAGACGAACTGCTAGAGAACGGTCGCGTTCTATGGAGCGAAAAACCATATAACAAGCCGGAATGGCATAAGTACGTCGGTGATGACGGTGTGGGTCGTCTTCACTTTTACGATCCGATCAAAGCTCAAGGGTACGCCGGGTGCCCTGACATCATCTACCAGGACGGAAACGGCGAATTAATCCTGGGTGACTTCAAGACCAGTAACGGTCCGTACAGTTATAAATTCCCCAGCGCCAAAGTCCAGATGGAGGAAAAACTCCGAAAGGCGCTCGTCTCCGGAGTATTTAAATTAAAGAAAACCAAACTGCAACTAGCTGCTTACGCAATCGCAGCCGAAACTTGCTTAGGAATCACAATCAACAAGACGCAAATTATTGTAAGTACAGCAATCCCTGAATTCTCTGTTCAGGTATTTACTTTCGGCCCAGAAGATTTGAAAAAAGATAAACAGATGTGGTTTGAAGTCTTACGTAAGTTTTATGAGACTCAGCTTGCGTAGGCTCGGGTTTTTTAATTAAAGCCCCGCATCCACGCGGGGATCCGTGGCACAATGGCTCTGCGCAGAGGGACCATGCTCTTCTTCTACTCCAAAAATCAAAAAGTTCGTCAATTTGTAAACCCCAAAACTGGAAAGATAAATCCAGGTGGAAACTTCAAATCATTTAATGAGAACTGGGAAGCATCAGAAGCGGGTGCTGAGGACATCGCCAAGGCCACAGCGGCTGGGGATGGTCTGTGCGCGTGGCACTTGGTTAACGGAAAGAGAGTAAAAGATTCGACCGGAACGATTAAAGCTGGTCTGATTATTATCGACATTGATAATCAAGCAGATCACAAAGATGAGAATGGAAACAAAGTTCAAAAGCAAGAGCTGAATGTAAAAGAAGCTCTAGAGCTAGATATATGTAAAAAGTACCTGAGCTTCGCGTACTACTCGCCGAGTACGACACCGGAGTGGCCTCGCTTCCGTCTCGTTTTTGGACTCGAAAGACCCATTGTCGACCCTGATTTTTACCAGTGGTTCGTCAGGGAAGTTGCTGAGCAGATCCCCGGTTCAGATCGGCGAGCGACCCAAGCTGTAAACCTGTTCTATGGAGGCAAGTCACCCGATGACCTGATCTGTTGGTCGCACAAGTACATACCAGTATCAAAAATCAACGAAGCCCTGCAGGCGTACAACCTGATCCCTAAGGAAATCAAACGCGAGGATGATCCTACAGAGGCTCTGGAGATCGTCACCACGCCGGACGGTATCGATGTCAGCAATCTTCTGAGCTCTTCCGTCCGGTCGATGCTGGAGGGGGCTCTTGTAGAGGACAGATCGTTCAGCATGGCAGTAGCGCTGAAGGAGCTGATCGGTTGGGCCAACTGGCTTGGAGCCAACGACCTCCCCATTAAGCAGCGCCCCCTTGACATGGCGCACCAAATATTCGAGAATATCTACGAGTACGACCCAGCCCTCGATGGCAAGTTCAACCGGATTCTCGGAAGCATTTCCGACGCATCCACGCTGCTTCCCGCTGTCGCCATGGCGTCGGAGGAGGGCGAGGCTGCACCCTGGAAAAAGATAAAATATGTAGACAGGGCTTTGTTCGACAGCAAGTGTCCCGACACAATCAAAGAACAAATCAGAGCCAAGAAACAAAAACCAAGTAACTCGATCCTGAGCATCGAAGACTTCGAGATCGAAGCTACTCCCGAACCGACATCAACATTTACAGTCACAGAAGATCCCCCCGAAATGCCTCCCACTCCTCAAACGCCTGCGCAGTTAGTTCAGATTCAGAACAACAACAGGCAGTTCTCCGAGAACGATATTGCTGAGATCATCGTAAGCAACTACGGTGACAGCTTCCTATTTGACTCCAGCCTGGATGAGTTCTTTACATATGATAACGATGAAGGCATCTGGTATTTAAACGATGAACAACATATAAAACGGCGCATTGTCAGCACGCTGGATACATTTATTCAGGCTGGAGTTCTGCCACGCTACAACTCGGCAACTGTGAACTCCGTATTTCAGTTGCTGAAAGCGAAGCTCCTGCGGTCAGTCCGGGGCGGTCGCTCCTCGATCTGGCAGACCAACAGAGGCAAGGTTGCTTTCGAGAACGGGGTACTCGACACCAAAACTCTGGAGTTCAAGCCTGGAAATCATAAAGACATGTATTTCCAGACCAAGCTTGCCTTCCAATATGGGGAAGACCCTGCGTGCCCTAAGTTTCTCAGTTGGTTGGAGTGGGCAGTTGGCGTCGACAAGGTGGTAATTATCCAGGCATTCTGCCGGGCTGTATTGACCGGATATACAACGGGTGAAAAGTTCCTTCACCTGATCGGTGCGGGCGGATCCGGTAAGTCCACGCTGCAGCAGATCCTGATTGCCCTGGCTGGCTTCACGGGCACACACACGTCTGATTTGGAAACGATTGAAACGAACCGCTTCGAAGCTCATAGCCTGATCGGTAAGCGTCTTCTGCTCCTCACGGACGAAGCCTCCTTCAGCAAGCGCCTCGACACGCTCAAGAAACTGACGTCAGCTTTGGACACGCTGCGGGCAGAGCGGAAGTACGGAACTCAGAT